CAGAACGCTAAGGCAGGCAAAGGGGCGCGAACGATGGGTGGGCGGTAGACTGGAGCGCAAGGCTCTACGTGTTTCGCCGTGGCTAACTACAACGTAGATATTGAATTTGCGGTTAAAGGCCAGCAACGTTTAAATCAAGTAAAAAGTTCGCTTTCGCAAATAAATCAATTAACTCAAAGTTTAAAACCTTTAAATTTACTCGCGCCAGGAGGTGGAAAGCTAGCTGATCAAGTTAGGCAGGCGATGAAGCCGCTTAAAGATTTTGCAAGAGAAGCCCAAAACGGTACTAAGCAATATTCAAATACTTTGGCGGGAGCGACTGCTCAGGCCCGAACATTTGAAACGGTTTTAAAAAATGTCAAAGTTGCTGCTGGTGGTTACTCAAGACAGGTTTCAGAGGTCAAAGGATTTGCAGATGCTTTTGCTCAGGCTAGTGCCCAAGCAGAGCGCCTTAATAGAAATTTAGACAAGTTAAAGCAAGATGCTTTTCAAAGAGCAGGACTCCCTATCGGTCCAGCATCACAGCTGGGCACACTTGAGGCTGATCTAGGGAGAATAGAGTTTCAAAAAAGGAAAAGAGAGCAATACAGACGCCCTATAGGTCCGGCACGCCCAGAAAGTAAATCGCGCCGGCGCGGGGGTGGATTTTTACAAAGCAGGCTTGCCCAAAACTTAGCTCTTGGCGGCGGCTTCCCGCTGTTGTTTGGCGGTGGAGCGGGCTCAATTTTAGGTGGCTTGGCAGGTAGCGCAGGCGGCTTTGGCGGTCAAATTCTTGGCAGTGCTCTTGGCCAGCAAATTGACAAACTGGCTGAAAGCTCTATAAGAACAGGGCGAGCGCTTAATAACGCAACCGATCAACTAGACGAACTTGTTAATTCACTAGGCGCACTAGGATCAAAGCTTTCTACAGACTTAAGTGTACTTCAAAGTTTAGGGCTAGGGAGTGTCGCTGGAGCAGCAGGTGTTGAAGCATTTAATGTTTCCGTAGGTGCCAGCAGAGCAAAGGCATTTAAAGATGTAGGCAAAGCTTCTAAGGAGTTTGAAAACGGTATAGCAAAATTAGGCACAGCTATAAATGGGCTTGTTGCTGGTCCCTGGGCAGCATTTTTACGTGCTGTAGGCAATTTGGCGGCGTCTATATCCGGTATAAAACCTCAAGCTGAGCTAGAAAGCAGATTAACTCAATTAAGATCAGATCTTGCATCTGTGCCAACCGGTAGAAAAGGTAGAGAAGGTGCTTCTGACAACAGAACAAGAAATAGAATAGGACTAGAAATACTTAAACTTGAAGAACAATTAAGTGTAGTTACTGCAGAAACTTTAGACACAAATCGACTAATAACAGACGAGATAGACAGACAGGTAACAGCAGCTAAGCAGGTTACAGCTGCTGTTGAGGGAGAACTTACAAATAGAAGAGACGTTCAAGCAGCTGTGCAAGGTCAAGTGGCTGTGCTACAAGCCACCAACGAGCTGAAAAAAATACAATTAAATCTAGACAATGAGAGCAATGAAGCAAAAAAAGCGCAGCTGAAACTTGACAAAAAGTTGGCCGAGGAAGCTGAAAAACAGGCTAAGGCAGCAAAGAGGAATGCAGTAGAGCAGGCACGTCGTCAAATTGAGCGGGACAAATTAGCAGCCAAAGTTCGTGATAGCAGGGCTGTTGCAGGGGCAATGGGAATGCAAGCGGAAGTTGAACAAATACGGGATGGCACATTAGCTTCCCAAGAAAGAGCACTAGTTCTTTACAAAAATCAAAGAAGCATACAAAGAAAAATTCTTATTGATCAACAAAAACTTGAAGAAAAATACGTAATAGAAGCCGACCTTAAAGAAAAACTAATTGAAGCGCAGGAAAAAGAACTTCGGTTATTCGATAAAGCAACTGATTTACAGATAGATAAGAAAGAAGCTGCTAATTTTGAAAGAAAAGACCGTCAAAAAGCTGTTGAGCAAGCGAGAGCTTTATTAACTTTAGAAGCAGAAATAAACGCAGAAAGGTTAAAACGAGCTACCGATCCAGCGTATATGCTGAGCTTTGCTGCAGAGGGACTTGGATTTTTCTCTGAAAGTGCAAAACTTGAAGCCGATCAAATAGCAGACCGTGCAGCTCAACTAGAAACGTACAACGAGCGGCTGGCAAGCTTGAAGCAGCGTTTGGCTGAAGCTAACGAAGTTGGCTCTGGTGCAAGTGGAGACCTTAAATTTAATTTAGGCCAGGATATAAAACAGCTTGAAATTGTACGCGACAATTTTGAGCGTTTACAGCCTGAAATCGACCAAGCAGCGCTGGCACAGGCACGATTTAACGACGCGCTTGCAATAACGACACCGCTAACAGACTCACTGTTTAGCAGTCTTGTAGCCGTTGTTGATGGAACGAAGACAGCAGAGGAAGCCTTCGCTGATTTCTTGAGGAGTATCGCAGATCTACTGTTGCAGACAGCGCAACAGATGATTGCCCAATACATTGCTTTGGGCATTGCGCGTCAGTTCGCCGGCATCCCTGGAGGCTACGGCCTGCCAGGGGGCGGGATGCCTTTTGGTGGTTCAGGCGCTGCTCCTGCAGGATTAAACACTTCCAGCCTGACAGGTTTCTTTAATCCAAGTGCATTTACAGGCAGAGCTAACGGCGGCTCAGTTTCTGGCGGCCAGCCTTACTTGGTTGGAGAGCGTGGTCCTGAGTTGTTCGTTCCAGGGGCTCAAGGCAACATTGTCCCGAACAATGCGATGGGAGGCGTAAACGTAGGTACGATCAACATATCCGTTGAGAACACCGGAGAGCAGTTGTCACCGCGAGCCCAAAAGCAGTTGGCAGGCCAAGTAAAAGGCATTGTTCTTGGTACGCTTGCTAATGAAAGACGTAGCGGAGGGATCTTGTAGTGACCTATATCGCCTTTAATGACATACCGCTGTCTCAGTCTTTGACTCAAAAGCGTTCACAGCGCGTCCAGCGGGCACAGTTTGGGGATGGTTACAGCCAGGTTTTGACTGATGGGCTTAACGCTGAGCAAGAGACTTGGGACTGTCGAACCATCCCTTTGACGTTTGCAGAAATTAATTCTCTAGAAAGTTTTCTGCTAGAACAAAAAGGCCAGCCAATTGTTTGGACCCCTCCTTACAGCACTAAAACATTTTCAAAGCCTTTTTCTAGTGGTGTTTTGCGTCTTGGATACACAAACATAAGCTCTTTAGTGCTGACTGGATACACCAGGCCATCGAACTATACGGCTAATTTATTGACAGGCCTGCTTGAGTCTGTTGACATTCCAAATGGTACAAACATCCCAATAACTTTAACTCTGGCTGCAAAAAACTTTTTGCTTGCAGAAGGTTGGCAAATTAGTACGATTGATTCTGCTTATGCTGTTTTGTCGTTTTCTTTGGTGAGGATCTACATATGACTCAGTCTCCTCCAACCGCTGAAACTTTTAAGACTGAGCTGCCTCAGGTAATTGATTTATTCACGCTTGACATTTCGCCAATTTTGCCGCCAGCTTCTTCAGACCAAAGTATTTACAGGTTTGCAAACTGGTCTCAAGTAAATGGGCAAGACGTTGTTTACAAGACAAACACCTATACAGCTCTTCCGCTAGAGGCAGACGGATTTGAGCTAAACACTTCAGGTCAGCTTGCGCGGCCAACATTGAATTTTGCGAATGTAGGGCTTGGCATTACTGCTTTAACTAACACTTACGATGATTTGGTAGGCGCTACGGTTCAACGCATTAGGACTTTGTCGACCTACTTGGATGGCGAGCCAGGCGCAGACCCCGATGCTTTTTGGGGGCCTGATGAGTGGGTCGTTGAGCAAAAAAGCAATGAAAACAAGCTTGTGGTGGCTTTTCAGCTAGCAATACCTTTTGACCTTGAGGGCAGAGCATTGCCTGGCAGAAGATTGCTCAGAGAGCAGTGTCAGTGGATTTATAAAAGCGATATTGGTTGCGGCTATTCAGGCAGCAATTTCTTTGACGCTAATGATCGACCTGCTGCGCCAGGCAAGGATGTTTGTGGCAAGCGTTTGACAAGTTGCAAGCTACGATTTGGCAATACCTCAAGGCTGCCTTTTGGCGGCTTCCCCGGACTAACCGACTCAGTGGGCTGATTATGCTTTCTTCTTTTGCAAACCCAACGAATAGCAGCCAGCAATCCAAGATTCGCCAGTGTGCAGAGGCCGCTCATCCAGCAGAAGCCTGCGGGTTTATCTTGAAAAATGAAGAGGTTGTTGAATGCAGCAACATTTCAACAGAAGAGAATACTTTTAAGATAAGCGCAGAAGAAACAGCTCGTTACTTAGACGACGCAAAAGCTTCTTGGCATAGTCACGCTGATTACGCCAAGGTGAGTTTTGCAGATATTAACGCATCAAAAGCACTGAATTTGCCATATGCAGTTTTTAACTGTGCAGGTACGGAGCATTTTTATTTTGACCCAAGCCAAGGGGCGGGCTTGCTTGGCCGACCATGGCTTTATGGAGGGTACGATTGTTATTCAGCAGTGCGAGATTGGTACAGTCAGGAGATGGGCGTTGAGATGAAAGATTATGAGCGTTTATATGAGGGAGAATGGACTCAAAGAGGGTTTACACACTTCGAGGATAATTTTAAGGCCGAAGGCTTTACCAGAATCCCGCCTCATTGGCCTTTGGAACGGGGGGACGTTTTATTAATGAAAATCAAAAATGACCATGTCTGCAATCATGTTGCAGTGATAGAAGACCCAGATGCCAACCAGATTTATCAGCATTTGGTCGACCGCGAATCAGGCATTATGACTTTTGGCAGTTATTTCCGCGATAATACGGCCATGGCCGTTCGCCGTATTACCTAATGGTTACGATCCGATTGGTGGGGGAAGCTGGGCGAAGGTTTGGTCGCAGGTTCCAGCTGGCTATTAAGACGCCAGCAGAGGCGTTACGGGCGTTGATGGTTCAGATCCCTGGCCTGCGTGAGTATTTGCTTCAGTCAGGCGAGCAAGGCATCAATTGGAAGGTCATTACCGATTACTCGCCAGGGGGCATCGAAGAAGAGCAATTGCTATGGCCTGTCAGCAAAAAGCTCGTACTTGCACCAGTCCCTGTGGGCAAAGGTGCGGTTGGAAAGATTATTGCTGGGGTGGCATTAGTTGCTGCTGCGATTGTCTTTGCCCCGGCTGGACTTGGATTTTTGGGCTTAGGCTCTGGTCTAGCTGGGGGCTTTTTGGGCACAACAGGCTCAGCAATTGTTGGAACGATTGGCGTTTCTTTGCTGTTTGGCGGCGTTGCTGAGCTTCTGACGCCTACTCCAAAGCTCCCATCGGTGAAGGGGAATAGCCTTGGCGGAGCTTCTACCACGGGCCGCAGTCTAGAAGAGCAATTAAATTCTTTTACCTTTGATAAGTCAAACGCCAATACCGTTCAAGGCGAGTGCGTGCCCGTCCTATATGGCGAACGTATCATTGGTGCATTACCTGTCCTCTCGTTTGGACTTGAACTTCAAAACTTCTTGTGATGGACAGTGAAACTCAAGCAACAGAAGTAGAAGTCAGTGGCGCTGGCGGTGGAGGCGGTGGGCGTTCACAGCCTAAGACTGTCGTCAACCAGACAATTATCCAAGCTCCTGAGGCACGCCAGCCAGTAGAGGCAGCCAATAATCTTTTCTCAGTCGCATTCGCTAAGACCGTATACGCCCTATCAGAGGGTGAGGTGGAGGGGTTCCCAAATGGACTCGAAAAAGATGTATACCTTGATGGCGTCCCAATTCGCAACCCGGACGGCTCTAAAAATTTCGAGGGATTTACGCTTGATTCTCGCGACGGTGACGATGCAACTCAAACGCCAATTCCAGGGTTTAGCCAAGTTGAAAATGCAGTTGGGGTCAACGTTCCGATTACTCGGGCCACTGGAGCAATCACTAGATCAATAACAGACACAGACATTGAAAGGGCTAGAGTCATAATTTCACACCCCGCGCTTCAAAGGCAGAATCCAGATAACGGTGACATCAAAGGAACTTCCGTCTCTTACAGGATTCAAGTTAATTCAAACGGTGGAGCGTATACAACTGTTTCCCAGCCAACTGTTTCGGGTAAATCAAACAGTGAATTTCAAAGGGCTTATGAATTTAACCTGCCAGGCACAGGCCCTTGGAATATTAGAGTCAGCAGATTAACTGCTGATAGCACATCTAACTTTATTGCAAATAGCATTACTTGGCAAAGCTATGTTGAAATTATTGACGAAAAACTTGCTTATCCAAATACGGCTTGTGTTGCAATAAAGATTGACGCTAGGCAGTTTAATACTATCCCAGATTTATCTGTAAAGCTTAGAGGAAAACGGGTCCAAGTACCTACAAATTACAATACCACCACTCGGACGTACAGCGGCCTTTGGGACGGCACGTTCAAAATGGCGTGGACTGATAATCCTGCTTGGATTTTTAGAGATATTGTCATAAACCCAAGGTTTGGGGTAAGGCGGTATATCAATTCAATCACTATTGACCCTTGGTATCTTTACACAGTTAGCCAGTATTGCGATGAACTTGTGCCTAATGGAGCAGGCGGCACAGAACCTAGATTTACGTGCAATGTCTACCTTCAAAACCCAGGCAGTGTTTACAGCGTATTAAATGCTTTAGCCTCTTGTTTCCGTGGATTAATTTATTACAGCGAAGGCGAACTTTACGTCACGCAGGATCGTCTTGAAGATCCAGTGCAGTTGTTTAGCGAAGCAAATGTTATTCAAGAAGTTGCAGAAGATGGTCGGATAGCTTCTCCTTGCTTTAACTACACAGGCTCAGCTCTTTCGGCGCGTAAAACTGTTGTTCTCGCAAATTGGGACGACCCAAATCAGGCTTACAGCGCGGTCACTGAATATCAACAAGACGATGAGCTGTTAGCCAAGCTTGGCTATAACCCTGTTGATCTCCGCTTGGTTGGAGTTACTTCTCGCGGACAGGCTTTAAGGGCAGCAAAGCATACATTGTTTAGTGACAGGTACGAAACAGAAAAAGTAAGTTTTCGGATAGGAGCTGAAGGCTTGGCCGCTGGTGTCGGAGAAGTTATAAAAATTGCTGATCCGTTAAAACAAGGACAGCGCTTAGGCGGAAGGATCAAAGAGATCGATGGGAACGTGGTGACCCTTGACGCTGTCCTTAATTTAGTAGATGGGGTTAGCTATACTTTGACGATTGTTTTGCCTGACGGCGAAACAGTTACTAACGGAGACGGTTCAACTAGCCATAGGCCAAAGTTGCACGTTTTTAACGTAAACAAAGCTTCTGAAGTAAACCAAGAAACTCAAGATATAAGGATTGAAAGGCAAGCTACAACAGACGACTTGCTGGCTCAAGACGGCGACAATTTGGTGGCAACTATTGCCACTACCGCTGGCCTGAACACTAGGGTAGAGCTGGACACAATGGTGATGTCCCAGAATGGGGCGCTATGGGTGCTTGAGTGGAGCGAGTTACAAGCTGCCACTTATAAGATTGTTTCAATTGCAGAAACTGAACCTCTTATTTATCAAGTTGACGCGATTCAGTATAACTCCAGCAAGTATGGATTCGTTGACAATGATTTGCCCGTAGCAATCCCTAAGGATCGCTTTCAAATTAGAACTCCTGTGCCGCCAACCGATCTTGACGCTGACCTGGAGTATTCAAACGGCCAAGTTTCAATTAAGGCATCCTGGAGGGCTCCTCAATTCAATAATTCAGTTGATCTGCTTGTAAGGGGTTATCGCTATCAATGGAGAGAAGATGGCGACACAGATTGGCGCGATGTCGTTTCTGTCCAAAGTACGACTGTTGAGATACCTTTGCAGAATCATGTATTCGGCAATACTTATCAAGTAAGAGTCGCGACAGTAAATCGTCTAGGCAGTCAATCGGAATGGGCTGTTTATGACGTTGACGCATTGCCTGCTGTCCCTGACTTAAGCGATCCAGAGTTTGGGGCCACCCTTACGCACCAGAATCAACCTGACGGCACTCAGCTTTTAATTGTTGACGCTGGTACGACTCCGATCCCAGAAAGGATTACAGGCTATAAGTGTTGGGTCAGCCCTAGAACCTTGGTTTCTGGGGAGATTCCTGGAGTTAAGCAGCCAGTCAATGAGCACAGTCAGGAATGGTACTTCTTGGCAGAAATCCCTCTCACTGGTTACTACACGCAAGGCTTTCACGCTCCAGATACTTACGACGTAAGGGTTAATTTCACTAGCGCAATCTTTGGGGAAGAGCCTACAGATTACATATTTGACGTTGTGGAGCGGGCTGAAATTGTGCCTCCGACTCCCAGCAACTTTAGTGTTGTAGAAAACCAAACCAGAAGCGGTAAGCGGTTTAGCTGGCTGCTGCCCACTACTGATTACGGCAGCTGGGATCAGAACATAGTTTCAGACATAGATGGCTATGAAGTCAAATATAAAAAAGGTACTCTTGCTCTAAACTCTGTATCTTTTGATGTATCGACAGATCTTGTCGGCATTAGGACTGCAACAGTTATTGGAACTCAGCTAAACCAGCACTTACTGCAAAAAGGAGATGAAATTGTTTTTGCTGCTTCTAGCGGCTCTTTGCCTACTGGCGTGGTTTCAGGTACTACTTATTTTGTTGCCGAAGATGGGTTTACTAGCACTACATTTAAAATTGCCGCTACTAGCGGTGGCGCAGCAATTAATTTCACCGGTACAGCCAATGGCGTTTACAACGTATCGGCTCCAGACGCACTAAAAACACGCTTAGACACGCAGGCCACTTGGGGCGCTGGGCTTGAGCTGCGCTCTGGGGGTTTGCCGCCAAAGCAGCAGTGGTTCGAGACATCTTTGTTTGACGTTGATCAATACGTTGTGATGGTTAAAGCGATAGACGCAACCAAATGGTCTTCGGACATTCCAGCTTTCGTTCTGGTGAACATAGGTGCGCCACCTATCAGCAATGCAGTCCAGTCAATTAACGCTAAGAATCCGCCAAGCAATAACTGGCCAGGTAATTATCAAAACTGTTCTGTGGTTGGAGGGAGTTTAGTCCAAACCGATGCTGAGCTAGACAGCATTTTTACTTGGAATTTTGACAACAACAATTTAGAGAGCGCGTTACTGCTCAGCACTACCTCAACAGCCACTTATTCTCATTCTTTGGTTGCCTTGACAGGGCAAGCACTTGAGTTGACGCAGGAAGATGACTTTTTTCTGTTGAAAGAGGATGGCGACAACATAGTCGCTGAACAGCGTTTTTACAGCCCAACAGAGCTTGCAGAGGGTGGAATTGTGCATCCCTATGCCCCTTATGAAATATTGCTAGGGGACGTTTATAGGGTTGAGACTTTGTTTAAGAGCCCAGATGGCGGGATCACGGCAGGCAATATCAGTGCGTTGACAGCGCAGCTGGATTACCCGGACGTGGTCGAGAAGCAGAACGATGTTGCCATTTCCTCTGCTGGATCGACAGTTTCCTTGGTTAAGACCTTTAGATCGGTTGAAAGCGTTTCTATTACAGCTTTGCAAACCGGCAACCCACCTTCAACAGCGGTGACAGCGGTGGTGACGGCTAAAACCACAAGTTCAGTTACTATTAAGTGTCTGAACTCCGCTGGCACCGGAGTCAACGGCCTTGTTGACATCACTGTGATTGGTTACTAATGGCTGACGCACGAATTTCTGAGTTGCCAGCAGCAACAACGCTGGCCAGCACTGACATCATCCCATTCACAAGCATCAGTGCGAGCGAGACTCGAAAAATCACGGCGAACAACCTTGGGATTGCCCTAACGACGCTTGGGCTGTCAGTTGGAACGTCAACGCCTTCCACCCCATACATCGGTCAGCTGTGGGTCAATACATCTACAAACCCGCCTAAGATTTTTGCTTATAACGGTGCAACTTTTGTAGAGGTCAGTTTTCACCCTGCAGATGTAGGGGCTAGCGCAGGAAGTATTGCGACAAACCCTGGCGCGACTGCTCCAACAAATAATGCTTTGGGCCAGCTGTGGCTTGATACAAGTCAAACACCTGACGAGCTAAAAGTTTTTGACGGGTCGGGATTTGTTCGCGTTGACCCTCAAGGGGTTACTCAGACGGATGCTGATTTGCGTTATTTGCAGATAACGAACGCTAATTTAAACTTTTTGCCGTTGGCTGGTGGGACGCTAACAGGCGATTTAACGCTTAATGGCAACCCAACCACAAACAACATGGCCTCCAATAAGGCCTATGTAGATTCTCAAATTAACGCAATTCCAGCGGCTACAGATCTAACACCCGCCGGAACAATTATTTACTCTGCCAGAACGACTGCGCCTCCTGGGTATATTAAAGCGAATGGGGCTGCTGTGAGCAGGTCAACATTTTCGGATTTATTCTCAGCAATTGGAACAAGGTATGGGAATGGGAACGGAAGCACAACTTTTAATGTGCCTGATTTGCGTGGTGAATTTATTAGAGGTCTTGACGACGGTCGAGGCGTTGATTCTGGTCGTAACTTGGGCAGCGTTCAAGGCAGCCAAAACAAACGGCACAACCACGGTTTGAGTGGGGGCAGTGCCACGGGCACTTTCGTGACTGGCGTTTCTCTCAACAAGGACGATAATGAAGTTCCCAACAGCCCTGACGAGGTGGATGTTCTCAATGATGACACCAGTTTGACTGTTACCACAGGCAGCGTGAGCTACACCCGCCCTACGGTAGATAATCACCCGACGAACGTGATTGCGAGCAATGAATCGCGTCCGCGCAACATCGCATTGCTGGCCTGTATCAAGATTTGATTAGGGCCTAAAATTCAACTACTGAGCGGCTAAGCCATGGCTGACATCAAAATCACAGACTTGGCGGCTTACACAGCGCCAACCAGCACAGACGTTATTCCTGCTGTCGATGTAGGCAATAACATCACCAAAAAGGTCACGATTTCCGACTTGATGAAGAATGCCACCACTGGGACGGCTACAAACCCAGGGATTTCTTTTGATGGTGATATCGATACTGGACTGTTCCAGCCCGGTGGCGATCAGGTCGGGATTGCGACAAACGGCGTTGAGGCAATGCGGGTTAAGAGCGATGGTTCGGTTGATTTCTCGGACGATATCACCTGCACAGATAACTCCAAAGGTTTAGTCCTTAAATCTCCTAACGGAACATCCTTCCGCCTTTCCGTCGCAAATAACGGAACCCTTTCCGCAACATCTATCTGAACCGTGGGTGCAGCTGCCGTGTGGACACACAGAGTGATCGCGGACTATAAAGCCTCTATTGGGTAAAACCTGATGGAACGACCAGACCCCATGATCCCTGCGCTGCCTGGGGCGCAAGACCAAGAGGCGATGAGGAACCGTCAAGCGTGGCTGCACGCTCTATACAAATACGAAGGCCGCCAAGACCCAAGCCATCCAATGCACGGCCTTTATACGGGTTTATTTGCAGCGCATCGTAGTTTGACTAGCACTGACTAGCCCTTACCTTTTAGATGGTTGCCTGTAGTATGTGGATAGTTGGTGAGGATGATGAGCGTTTCTCCTGGCCTTTACAATTTTGTCGTTCAACGCCGTGCGGACTTTTCGTTAGCGCTTGAGTTCAAGGACGGTAACGATTCGCCTGTCAGCTTGCTTGGCTCAACAGTATCAGCACAAGCGTGGGACGAGCCAAGGTCTACAAAGTATGCGGACTTTGCTGTGACTTACACAGACCGTGTAAACGGTTTGGTCACGATTTCTTTAACTGATGTACAAACGACTTCATTGCCAGACCGTTTGTATTATGACGTTTTAGTCGAATCTGCGGGAGGACTGAAAGACTATTATTTAGAAGGGCAAATTAGTGTCTCGCAAGGTTACACAGCATGACCATCGTCAACGTCACTAACCCAATTACCAAGGTTACGGTAAATGGAACGACTTCTGTCGTTACTGCGATAACAGCAGGGCCTCAAGGCCCGATTGCCGATATTTCTACCCTAGACGCTTACACAACGCCGGTTAGCGCTGATGTTCTGCAAATTGTTGAGACAGCAAGCGGAGCCTCTAAAAAGGTCACGCTTGAGGATTTGCTGCAAAAGCGAGCACGCGATAGCCGCAGAATTTATCTCAGCAAAGATGTAAAGGCCAGCGACTCAAACAACGGCACTTCGCCTGAGGAACCTTTAACAACATTTGCCGCAGCAATAGCAGCAGCAGAGCCAGGCGACGTAATTGAAGTCGCTCCAGGCACATATACAGAAGCATCACTGCCGTTGAGGGTGCCTCGTGACGTTGGAATTTTTGCCAAGTCGCTTCGGCAAGTAAAGATCCAGCCGGCCTCAGGCCAGGAAATGAATGGATTTTTCAAAGTTGATTCCGGCTTTTGGGTTTGGGGGCTTGAATTTGCTGGCCATCAAGCCGATTTGGCGAATGGCCAACAGTCATGGGCCATTAGTTTTGATGAGCAGGCCGACAACACAGCGGCCCCGCTAAATGCAAGCGGGTTAGGGGCATTCATTCTTAAATCTCCTTACGTCCAGAACTGTTCGAGCATCACTGCCGAAGACGATGCAGGCAACGCTGGATCTGTTTCAACTGGAGATACCGGTGGCGGCATTGAAGTGGATGGCGCGAAGTGTGCGGCCAATTCACCTATCAGATCCATGGTTGTGGATTCATATACGCAGGTGAACTTAGGGGGGCCAGGATGTCATGTAACACACGATGGTTACGCCCAGTTGGTATCATTTTTTGGGACTTTTTGCACATTCCATGTAAAAGCAGATCGCGGCGGCCAAGCAAACTTAAGTGGCGGTGGAACGACTGACTTTGGTGATCAAGGATTAGTCGCAGACGGCTTTAGTGTGCAGCCCAATTTTACGGGGTCGGCACGCATTGCAGCGTTTGGTGCGGACAGGGCAGAGGCTGCAATCACGATCAACGCAAGCACTGACACGTTTACAACTTCGGGCGCACATCAACTAGCTGCCAACGATCAGATCACTATTGCGGCTACCGAAGGGACTTTGCCGAGTGGGATTGACGCTTCCACGACATACTTTGTGCTCTCCTCTGGGCTGACTTCAACTGATTTCAAGGTCAGCACAACGCAAGGCGGCAGCTCGGTTGACATTACAGGGGCAACATCTGGCGCTTATCAATTTGTCAGGCAAGGCGAACTCACTGTTGATGTTGTAAGCCTTACTGCCAACCGAATTGGTTCACTGTCGCGGCCTAATCCGGGTCAACTAATGTTCCCTAGGGCTACTTTCCCTACAGCTGGCGAACTGGGATCAGCTGGCAACGCCGTCAGTGTCACTGCCGGGTCTGGGGGCGAGTTTACGGTCACTATTGATTCGTTTTCGTATGCCCATGACTACGCCACAGGTGGAACGGTCACAGTTGGCGGGACCGCTTACAACATCACATCAGCAAGTTACGAACATACGACAGGTGTTTTAACTCTTACGGCAACTGGCTACACGCCCACCAATGGCGATTCAGCTGTACTTTCAGGACTTGAATTTATATGCCCGTCTGTCGGTGCCTACATCATCACAGGCAGTGTGCCAATCGACTCAAGTGGCAATGTCGTCGCAGCTGACAGTGGAAGCCTGGCGGGCTATCGACTTAACTTTTTTAACACCGTCAATGGTGGCCTAAGAACACCTATTGCGGTTGGGCAAACACTTGACTTCAGGTTGCGTTCGCAAATCTCTTGCGCCCTGCACACCATGGAGTATGTAGGCGCGGGAACGAATTACAACGCATTGCCGTGGAACGGAGGCGTGCCGATCCCTGGCAATCAGCGCGTTGAAATTAACAACGGACGTGTATATGGAGCGACTATTAACGAGGTCGGAGATTTTGAGATTGGGGGCAACACTTTCAGTATTGATGGCACAACAGGCGAAGCGACAATTAACACAAGTCAGTTCAATATTTCAGGCCTAAATTTCATCGGTCCTTTTTCTCGTAATGGCGGCTTTTCGACTGTTGGCGTTCAGCTCAAGGAAATCAGCAACAACACGTCGTTAATCGCATCTACGGGCGGGTCTGACGGCAACACCGTGCCAACCCAAAACGCAGTGAAAACTTATCTGGACAATAATTACGATCAGATCGACAAAACCGGGATCGTCAACAACTCTGTGGTTTACTACGACTCCAGCTCTGCTACATTCAAGGCAAATGCTACCTGGACGATCCAAACAATCGTCAACGGCGGAGACTTTTAAATGGCCAACACCCTCAGGATCAAGCGCAGGGCAGCGTCAGGGGCCGCAGGGGCGCCTTCATCCTTGGCAGCGGCTGAGGTTGCCTTTAACGAAAATTCGAGCACTAGGACGCTGTTCTATGGCCTAGGTGATGACGGGAACGGATCTGCCAATAGCATTATCGCGATCGGCGGTGATGGTGCTTTTGCAACGCTGACAACCGCGCAAACCCTTTCAGGAGACAAAACCTTTACGGGCACGGTTGACCTAAGTTCAGCCACACTTAGCGGCAATACAACTTTCAGCAATAACCTCACCGTTTCAGGTGATTTGGTGGTTTCGGGTACCACAACAACAATCGACACCCAAACACTTGAAGTTGAGGACGCCAATCTTTCTCTAGGCAAAGTTTCAACGCCTTCTGATGCAACAGCTGATGGCGGCGGGATCACCTTGCTCGGGTCTACGAATCACACGATTACTTGGACGAACTCCACCGACAGCTGGGATTTCTCAGAGCACATCAGCATTGCCTCTGGGAAGGAGTACAGG